GTATATAGGGTCTGAAATGACCATGGACTGACTCACAACCTTTGCTGAATCTAAACGACTAAAATTGAGTGTTCCTGTCGGTTGGAGTGAACTCGTTGATAAACAAAAACAGTATAAGAAAAAATCGGGTGAAGTGACAAAGTTTGTGTGGTAATAGTTCATAACGTCTATGAAATGTGGTTTTGCCCACTTGAAATTACCAATATCTAAACCGTTTATTTCAATTTTAATTTTATTGGTTGTAGACGTTAAAGCACCTTCGGTTGTTGTATCTGAAGATGCGAGGTACTTAACTGGGTGGTTAAACGTCAGTTCTTGAACAAGTTCATTTGATGGAATACTTTTTTGAACCTGTGTTATGATTAGATTGTGATTACGAGAAACGAGGTTACCACGCTCTTCGTTATCTAAATAATAATAGTTTGAATAACACTCAAAATTATAATTACCAGCATCTGGACCCCAGTGTATACGTAATTCGACGTTATGGTACTGTAAAGCGACTATGGGTAAAGCACATTGTGGACCTTCACAGAAGAAGAATCTAAATGGGTAAAAATACGAACGTGCACTTATACCCGGGTGTGTACCATTCGCACTTTTTGAGACGTTCGTTGCAAATGTATCAATAGCTATTTTTTCGGTAAATATGGCGTCTTGCGTATCTATGACCTGACCACCAATAAGAAGTTCAACTTTATCGATAAGTGTATCCCATCTCTGAATATCAAGTGCCTGTGTATTATTATCTATAGTGAGGTACGTGTACCCTAATAAATCGCCCGTTCGATCAAATCGAATGGATGACATGGAATTGCCTTTCACAGACCCTTGTATCGTCTGTTTTTCTACGGACTGTGAAAAGTTAGAATGCCTTTTAAACGTTGATGTAAAAAAAGAAATTTCTGGTTCACCCATGATGTGTTCGTCTTGAGCACCAATCGCAATGAGTTGAACAATACCAGAAGACATTTTATAATAAGAAAAGGTTAAAAATATGCGCTATTTACCACTCTCCTGGAATGGTAAATTTTTTTGTTTACACACGAATCTAAAAATAAAAAAGTTATCATCAGTACCCGATATAGTATCGCCGTCTTGATTTAATAAACGAATTGTTAATCTATCTATTTTTCGTATAGGCGTCGAATATTGTTGTACGACTGGGTAATTATCTTTAAAAATAATTTGTGATACTGCACCACCACCACTTATCAAACTCCCAAACGAATTATTTACTTTTGATAAACTCGCTTGACCCTCGTATCCATATACGTTCGATGTTCTCTGGGTGTAATTTGTATCGAGTTCGTTTATTGAAATGTAACATACATTAGAACCTGTGGTTGTGATTTGTGCAGCATTAAGTCTTACTTGAACGACATTTTCGAGTGTTTGTTGAAGATGAACCGTGAACGTATTTTTACTCGCCTGACCTATGGTATCAACCGTAATCGTATGATATTCATGTTCAAAATCAGGTAAAGTAGATTGACTAGTCACTAAAGCCATTTATATATACTGGAGATTTTACTTCATCTTATAGCTCGCTTGTTCGCGAACAAGTTTTTGTCCGTCACAAACACCACCTTTACTGTCGGAGTAGTAGGCATTACCCAAACATTCTTCGGTCGATGGGATATCGAAGAGCGAACCCGTATTGACAGTTTCGATTTCGACCTCTTTACCCTGGTACCCACTGGTACGGAACATTGCGAGAACACACAATATTGCGATGATGATGACGATAGCTTTGATCGTGTTTCTGTTGGTGGCGTTAAGTTTCATTTATATTGAAACAACATTTTTTATAAAGTGCGTTAAAGAGAATAGAATAGTTTCAATATAAAGAGTAATAGTAATGGACGGTGAAATTATTCTTGATCGTAAAAATACGAATGTCATGAAACTTGATGATAACGAACAGGCTTTGATGAACGAAATTGAAATTGATATTCCTCGACGTCAGCCTGTAAAAAAACAAATTTCACAAATGAAAACACAATTTACAGCGCCACAACCACAAATTTTCCAGGAAGATATTGACTCATTTGCGAACCCAAATAAACAAGCACAACCATCTGTACCTCCACCGGAAGAACCTCTTGATTATCACGAATACGACGACGAACCCGAAATGGACTATGGGGGAGGTGGATACATGATGGAAGAAGAGGAAGAAAAACCATCACCTGGCTTTAAGACAATTGATGAAGAGAAAGCGGATCTTGTTAATAAACTTGGGCGTTTGGAAAAAAAGGGGTTTACTGTGAACAAGCGCTTGAATGCCTATTCCCCTATAGACGAACTTAGAAACGAAGTAAAGCGAATAACATATAGTATAGATGTAGACAAATCAATTAAATTTGCGAGACGTATGCTTATCGCGTGTACGACAGGCCTTGAGTTTATGAATAAGAAGTATAACCCATTCGAGATCCAACTTGAAGGGTGGTCTGAAAACGTTATGGAAAATGTCGACGATTACGATGAAGTTTTTGAGGAGTTATACGTCAAGTATAGAACTAAAATGCACGTCGCTCCAGAAATCAAACTTATTATGATGCTTGGAGGCTCAGCTATGATGTTCCATTTGACGAATAGTATGTTCAAATCGGTCATGCCAAACATGAATGATGTGATTAAACAGAACCCAGGACTCGTTCAAAATATGATGTCTGCTGTACAAAACACGGTTCCAAAATCGCAACAACAGGGTACACCCGAAAACGGTGAGCGACATGAAATGCAAGGACCTGGGTTCGACATTTCAAGTCTCATGGGTAACATTATGATGCCACCAACCCCACCCATGAACACGACGAGTATTAAACCACAGGAACAAATTATCGTAGACGATGATGACGACGACGATATTTCGGATATTGCTGAGGCACCAACACCAGGTGACGTTGAAGGAGGTGACGGGGAATTGCGTGAAGTTAAAGTTACTCAGACCAAAGCTAAACGTGGTCGAAAGAAAAAATCGGTCGAAATTAATTTGTAAAATATAGTATATGATAGGTTATTGTCCATTAGACGAAGATCCTATCGAAAGGCCGAGACCTTCACGAGAAGTATCAGTCCCAGTCCAGGAGAAAGTTAAAAATTCTACTGGTAGAGGAGAAGATACGGAGTGTAATTATGTTGTTTTGTTCTTTATTGCGGGTGTTATCGCCCTAGCGATAATGGATTCACTTCCACGAAAGTAAAGTAAAAAAACTTTCTACCATTCTGACATTTTCCAGAATGGTAAAAAAAAATTAATTGTTTTCGAGTGCGGTAACACGCGCTAATAAATCGGCGACCTTTGCTTTTTCAGCCTGTAATTGTCTATCTACTTCCTGTAAAGCCGCAGTGGAAACCGCCCATATAGCATCTTTATTTAAATTGTTAAAGTCTTGAATATGTTCACCGTGTATGTACGCACCCGTAACATTACTAAACTTATCATTATTTTGTATTGTTATGACATTACTTCCCGAAAATGTAAGTACGGGTACGGTGAGGTATTGATTATTATCAGTCGTGATATTTATATTTGACGTATTCGATAAAGTTAAACCGGTAACTGGAGTATCTAAACGAAGTTCGAGTACGTTACTATCACTCGTAACACTTACGTTTGAGTTCGTAAGTATATTTGGAATATCACCTTCACCTACCGTAACCGCGTACGGTAAAACGTTCGCAACTTCTTGGGCTATGAAACCATATACGTTACTCACCCCTCTCTGCTTTTCATCTATATAATTGTATATTTTGGGTTTGAGACTACGAATTTTGTCGAGTGCAGAACTATCGTTTATATCAATCACATTCTTTTTTATTCGACTATCAGAAAACGCATTAAACTCTGAACACGCAATTCTTTGATTTGCATATATGGAATAATAGGTACTAGCAGTTGTTACAGTACCAGTGCTTCCCGAACTGTTTAAAAATCCATATGACAAAGTATATTCCAGGCCGTTGCCTAACACGACAAGTTTTGCTTGTGTTGGGAATCTTGTGTTTATACCAACACTAGCGGATGGCATTAATAGGACATTATCTCCATTGCCCCCCACTTCATCATTTTGCGTTCCAATTATGAGTTGACTTTTTTCGTCCCCGGACTGCGTCGAATCTTCGTATTGTATGTATCCATAATCCGAATTCCAATTTCTTTTACTTGGGAAAACAATACACGACGAACCACCTGAATCATTATGTTGTAATACGATCGTACCCTTAATTCCTCCCACTGCGGTATTTAACCCATGACTTGTTCCCGTTTCTTCGTAAATATGGAGTGGTGCTGCTGGTGATGTTGTTCCTATACCAATATTACCAGTCGGAATAGTCAGCGCATTCCCCCCAACCGAAATTGAGTCTTCTACATTGAGATTTTTAGATATATTTAAGGTTGGTTTGTTTGTAACGGATAGGTTGTGTATATCTATAAAATTAATGGCGCGGTCGTTTGTGCCTCCGCCATTAGCCATGAGTATGGCACATTTATCACCTTTATAGTTTATACATACCATTCGTCCATATATTGGATAGTTTTCTGGGATGGTTTCAGCTTCCGGGACCAATGTCGACCCCGACCAACGACCGGTCCAATAAGGGTTGCTTGAGGCGTTTTGACCCGTTCCGGACGCGGTTAATTCTTCAAAAACATACGTATTTCCAGTCCATAGCAAGTTGGAATCTCTTGTACGACTACCTGCTAATAAAGTTTTTCCATCGCCCGATAAAGCCAACTCGTATCCCAAATGTTCATTAAGTCCTCCATTAGTAAATTCAAAAGTGTCGGTGCTCGTGTTATAGGTACTTCCATTATAATAATATATGTATGTTGCACCTTGTCTTTCCGTCGGTACGTTCGACAGTGACGCGTACCACCATGGTGATGAGATAGCTATATTATGACCATCGCTGGCCGTGGATATTCTCCACCCGAACCCGTATCCCGATGTATACGCCGATTGAGGATCGGTTATTGTTTGTTTATGACTCCAACCTCCTCCGTATGTCCCACCAGTACCCGAACGTTCGAATATTTCAATCCTATCACCGCTCGTTGAGCCACCAAACCCAACAAACACTCTATTTCCATCACTAGTTATATCCAGTCCTCCACCACCTGATATTCCTCCCCCAAAATTATCATTCGCAGCAGGGTTATTGGAATAAAGTCTAGCCTGTCTCGACCACGAGTTATCTGTACCCGAATATACGTATACATCAACTACACCTGCTGCTACTACGTTTGAAGAAACACTGTCATATAAGGGTGTCAATTCGTATTCGGGATAAGATACTAAAAGTGTATTACCATCTTCGGACAACTTTACCTTGTTATACGCATCGCCAACCCACCACAACTCGAATATATCTGAATCTGAATCCTGTAGTACAACCTGGTCTCTATAGTGGGGGTTTACTGTATTTATTATAGTTGTGCTGTATTCTGTCCGAAAGGCAATTCTTTTACCATCACCGGATAAAGATAAAGAGAGGTCGGTGGAGGGTGAGATATCATATTCACTGTGTTTATACCATATTGATCCCGACCTTTTAAACAAATAAAGACGATTAGTTGCGGCCCCATAAGTTCCATCAGTGAATGCAATTATATCACCATCGCGTGTCATATCCATACCATTTCCCAAAACATAATTTCCTTCAACCTTGTTTAGTCCATATATCGTTTGTTCTATTGTATCCACACTTGATAATACTGAAATATCAACATCATCCGTATTTGTTATTCTAATATCACCCAAAACATGTAGCTTTTTTTCTGGCGATTCTGTACCTAAACCTATACTTCTACGTACTAGAATGTCATTATCAGTTTTAATTGAAGTTGATAATTTTAAACTTGTATTAGTATTTGTAGGTATATTATAGATATAAGATGCACCAGCTGATAACTGATTGTTTATCGTTTTTTTATAGTCTCCTACTATAATTCTATCACCATCTGATGTCATTGAAACACTATACCCGTAACGTGTTTCTGGTGACCCTATATTTGCAACCGCCGTTGGAATAATTCCAGTACTACTTGGTGTTAACTTTGCTTTTACAATCCATTCAGAATCTATCTTTTCATATAGGTATACTGAATCACTTGAAGTGGGTTGTCCTATAGCAAGTTTAGTACCATCCGAAGATAACTGTATATCGTGTCCAAATGAACCTCCGGAATCCAGAGACGTTAACTTAGTTTCTTGAGTCCATGCTGATCCACTACTTCTAGTATACACATAAACAGCACCTGTATTAGTATTTTGGTTTGGCGCACTTAAAGCCATTGTACTTCCTATTTCGTCTATAGCGATATACGTACCTAAACTATCACCACTCTGAATACCTGTTGGTGTTATAGTTTGTACTAGATTCCACTGTATTACTGACGTCCCAGAAATATCACCTGGCGCAAATACATCACTCGCTAAATATTGTGTATAAAATCGGACTCTGCCCGCACCTGAATTTACTCCGATTTCACCGACAACACAATGTTGACCATTTCCGGAAATTTTTACACTATATACCAAATCACCAGAACTAGACCCTGGTGTTCTATCCATACATTCCCATTTTATTAGAGTATTAACAACTTCTGTAATAGCGTATGTATAAAAAGCACCTTTGTTACTTTCTTCGTTCTTAGCGGTAATCAATACTATAGTACCTTTATCGTTCATACTAACGCTATACCCAAAAAAAGAATTTGATTCTATAGAACTCGAGGGAGGTATTAATTTATTTTCGAGAGTCCATGTACCTTTAATCGCCTCCGTCTCCCCATAATTAAGTATGCGTCCTGAACGAGAATATACATACACGGCACCCGCGTTAGTATATGTATTATTATACGCAGTTACAGTAGTATTATATGCACCTATAGCGAGTGTAGTACCATCGTGTGAAAATGATAACCCTTCACCAAAATGACCACTTGCCGTGACGTCGTATGGTTGTAATATAACTTGTTGAGACCATTTATTTCCGGTTCGCGTGTATATATGTACTTTACCCGGATCGGACTGTGAACTTAATGTTCCATCTGAATGATGAGATGCTATAGCGATTGTAGATCCATCTCCAGATATACATACACGTTTTCCGTAGTGATCACCGGAAACAAGCATATCTTCACCCGTTAATGGTAAAGTTAAAAAACTTTCTTCGTATATATTTTTCTTAATTACACTGAAATCGACATTTTCAGATTCATCCGTTATTCTAATTTCACCTTTGACATGTAAATTCTTTTCTGGTGTGTTTGTATTTATACCTAACTTATTTGGTGTATATATTGTATCATATACGTATAAATTACTTGGTATACGTAGAGTGTTTACGTACTGTTCCGAAAAATCTTCCGGTAAACTGTATGTGTATACATTACTATTATAATATCCATCGTTAAAATAAGGGTTTTTAAAGCTAAATACATACGAAGCACCCGGTGGGTCGTCCCATATATAAACGTATTCTGGATTATATAATTGTACATTATCTGCATAAGAATTTGTATCTGTAATTTTAAATGCTGTGTCGAGATACGTCCATATTTTTGTGTTTGGGTTATATATAAAAGTATCACTGCTTCCGGGAGGATCATACTCCGGTCCTATAGAATACCCGTATTCCCCGTACGAGTTTGTTGATATATATTTTAGTACATAAGGATTCACAGTATTTGGTGATATGTTATTAAAATAAAATATGTATATTGGTTCGTATACATTTAGTGCATTATTTGATGACAACATTACTAGACCATTAGAGGATAAACATACACTTTTACCAAAAAAACCTTTAACAAATGAAACTGTTGGTGATATTTTATATTGCTGAGACCATGATATTCCAGAATATGTAAATATGTATACAGAACCCGAATCAGAATCATGCCGCGGTGCACTTATAATAGCGGTATTACCATCGGATGATAAGGCTACTGATGACCCAAAAAAACCTGCAATTTCAAAATCTGGTGCTTGTATGTTCGCGTTTTCAACCCAAGAGTACCCGTTTCCCAATGCACCCGTATATTTATATTTAAATATATATGCACTCCCCATATTAATATAATTACCTGAACTGTTATAAAGTGTACTTCTTCCTGGGGCGCCTATAATAACAGTGTTACCGTCGTCGGATATATCACAAGATGCACCAAATCTGTCCGGCGAACTTGTCATAGTACCTGATATTGATGCCTCACCAAAATCATAATTTTCTGTACGATGTCCATATGAATATATATTTGAAACCGCTATAGTATTGGAGTGTATCCCTGAAAACGGATATTCAATTGTATTCGGACTTGGGTACCAAGTTAATTGAGACCATGTAGATCCCGATTTTTTCCATATATATGCTGAACCAGCATCAGGGTTTTGGCTATAAGTCTGAGAGTACACGTTAACTGGATCTGCGTATTCGGCCGTTCCGAGAATAGTATTACCGTCCGGTGTTATAGATACAGACGTACCTAATCTATCTCCAGTATTACTATAAGATGGAGTTAATATAGTTTCATTCCATGATAAACCAGAAAGTGTAAACACATATATTGAACCTTTATTGTTATTTGATTTAGGTGAACCTACAACTATAGTAGAAGCTTCTTTGGTTGTGTCTACCGAATATCCAAACTGGTTACCTATACTTGAATCACTCGCGGTTATTTTAAACTCTTGAGACCACGAAACTGAATTGAACCCGCTTCTTGAAAATACGTATACTGATTCATCTTTATATGCTCCTATAATAATAGTATTACCATCTGAAGAAAAAGCTAATGAACTCCCGAAATTGTCATTACTCACTACAATATCTGGTTGTAAAACCGCATTTTGTTCCCATGAATTTCCGTTCCAATTGTATATGTATACGTACCAAAATGAATCATTACCCGGTGGGTTTATATATGAAGTTACAGCAGCTGTAGTACCATCGTAAGATAATGCAAACGAAGTTCCATGAACTTCGTATGATTTTTGACTTACCGGTATTAGTTCAGAAGTCTGTCTGAATATACTTGACTTAGCACTAATATCAATGGTCGTGTTTGTAGGAATATTATCTGATATTCGTATGTCACCTAAAATATGGAGTGGCTTTTCCGGTGATTTTATTCCTATACCCAATTTTTGTTCTATGATTGTATTTCCACCTACACTTAACATTTCGTCGGGTGGACCTTCATTGTAAAAATCTAAGTGGGTGTTATCCCATGTATCATAGACGTTTCTTTCTAAAAATGTGAAGTTTCCTATTTTTATATCGGATATTGGATCTAACGTGGATAAATTCGTGTTGTACGGAACGTTAGCGAAGAAAATATTACTCGTAGATGGCGCGGTCATGACATGACTTTGTGACCATGTTGTTGGTTTATTTTCAACAGCTTGTCCATTTATATATATGTTAAACTTTTCAATTGTACCTATATCTTCATAATCTGGTGCTATTGTGTGTGTTGTTCTGTTTACATTACTACTATAATTTTCGGGTAAAGTAAAAGAATATACAGAACCACCATTTAAAATATTATTTGGTGTTTCTTTGTATGCTCCAATTATAGCTTTAAGACTATTCGGGGATATAGCTACTGAATTCCCAAAATTATCGTTGATAGATATATCATCTGAAATTATTTTATCGCGCTGTGTCCAGGTACCTGTTCCTGTACGTGTAAAAATATACACCGCTCCGCGTGAAGATGTAAACGGTGTACTTACCATAACCGTGTTACCATCATTTGATATAGATACACTGTGTCCAAAATTGTCACCCGTGGTTATATCACTCGAAACGAGTTTAGCTTCTTGTATCCAAGTCGTTCCTGTACGTGTAAATATATAAGCCGCCCCTGTATTATTAGAACCAATTGATCCTATAACAACAGTGTTACCATCTGTATCTATACTAACTGAATACCCAAATTTATCTCGTGCTCCGTACGGTCCAGATGGATCATTTGGAGATAATTGTACTTCCTGAGTTCCCGAACTATTAAATATATACGCAGCGCCATTATCCCACGCACCTCTATAGGGTTCGCCTACAATTGATTTTGAACCATCACCTGATATATCTACAGAGTATCCAAAAAGACTGGAAGATCCGGGATTTGAAGGATACAAATCACTAATTGGTGAAGACCAATTAGAAGATGTATAAATATACACATTTCCCGAAGAATTTGTACCATTATATGGTGCACCTACTATAGCTTTTGTGCCATCTCCATTTAGAGCGACCGAGTATCCAAAATTACCACTATATGGTGCAAATATTTCTACTGGTGAAGTTAAATTTGTATTATTGTATACATAAACGCGACCTTTGTTATTACCTTTATAAGGTGCACCTACTATGTATCTACTATAATCTTCGGAAACGTCTACAGAAAACCCAAAGTTATCACCCAATTCTATATTTGACGACACTAAGGAACTACTATAACTCCAACTAGTAGTTGATGTATTAGAAAATACATACACATTCCCTTGATTAAGATTATTATATGCGCCTATTATAGCTTTATATGTATTATTGTTAATACCTGATATACTAATTGAACTACCGAAATAATCATATACACCGACATTGGTAGAATTTATTTTACTATCCTGTGAAGCCATCTTATAATAGTCTATATTATAAGATGGATTATAAAACTCATGTATTATTATAAATTATTTATTTGTAAAGTACCCTCTCTTTCAAAATAAATATGATGCCATTTTTTGGAAACAAGTGTGTATTTAAATTCAAGTTTTCTACTATTTTCATTTATGAAATGTAATCGTATACCATGGTCTGTTGAACTCGTATAATAAATTTCACACGCTATAATTTGTTCCTGTACATTTGTATTTGTATTACCTATATAAAAAAGTGTTTTATTATTATACGTACTATGTTCATTTTCAATCATAAACCAGAAAGAAACAGCTGTATTGTTGCCTATATCAGTGTTTATAACACCTTTTATATTACCACTCTCGTTTATATATATTCCTCTTTCTGTACTTTTATAATTACACGATACACTTGTTAAATTAGAACGATAAACTTCTCTTGGCCCCGAATCCTGTAAATAAATACCCTTTAAACAATTTATATCGCGTGTATCGTAATGTACTAGTGTTTGTTTACCAATTGTAACGTTTGATTTGTTACCATAACTAATATCGAGTTTATTTCTTATAGATGTTCTACCGTTAACATCTAAACGCGCTTTTATATTTTCTTTATAAGGTCCAAACCCGTTTTTTATTGTTAGAGACTCTGGTTGTAGTTCGGGTAAGTTTATACCAATTTTACCAAACGTATCAAGAACAAACTTAGGATGTGTATTAGAAGGATTTATGTCATCACTATACGTCGTATCTAATACTATAGATCTACCCTGAACGCGTATTCTATCTGGTTCTCTTCCCCATGCTTTTAATTTATCTGGGTACTCGCCACCTTTGTGTATAAGTAGTTCACTCGACGTGTAATTGTTTTGATTATTGAATTGTGGGAATGAGACGTTATCATTTTTATAGTTCCAGTTTCTGATAATTGCATTTGAAGACGTATCTTTTCCGGGTGTATCTGAAAATAAAACCTGACCAGCATAATTTGGGTATGTTGTACGTACACCACCACCAACAACAAAGTCTTTTGCTGATATGTTTCCACCTACGGTTGTATTAGCTATGATTTTGAATGTAGGAGATAGTTTTATAAATTCTACAGAATTACCGTATATATCACCGGTAGAAGACATATACCCAGAGTTTATTATAAAAAGACCATCAAGAGACATTGAAGTTGTAAATCCTATGTCACTGTGTATACTGTTATAAGGATCATAGTTATTCCAAAATAAACCATTATAGTCATATATTTGGTACACGTTCGATGATGTATGTGTACCCGTTGTTTTAGTATAGTTATAACCCGACCCCGAAATTACTCGGTTTCCGTTATATGTCATTGAAATTGTTGTACCCGAACCCGGATCTCCTAAAACTAAATCTCCTATAGGAACCCATTTGTCTGATAAGTAACTGTATCTAAACGCCCTAAATCCGGATTCTCCGGGTACACCTACGGCTATTTTCAATGATGGGTATATCTCTTCAGGGTCACCTGGGTTAGGAAAATATGATGATAAAAATCCGGATATTGCAACAGAATATCCAAAGGTGGAAAAGTTAATAAGTTCGTATCGATTTTTATCACCTACTAAAAGTTGTTGATCACCTAAAGCAAATGGATAATTAATTGTATCATCCCAATTGGAGGGTGCATATACAACTTTTGCGTACCCAGATTGATAATTCCAATAGTTTTCTGAGTTTGTAATATTATCGGTTACATCTAGATTAACCGAATAATTTAACCCTAATCCAGTGTATACGTTTGATTGTGTTCCAGGTGCACCTGCTATAAAAGCCCATCCATCATTCGCCATAGAAACAGAAAATCCATATTGATCTTTACTTGGATCTAGACGAACCGGTGAAATAGTTGAAGCATCTGATGATACAACGTTAGCGTAATTTTCATATATATTACCATTATGACCAGATGTAGGGTTATCCGTATATAACAAGTACGGAGTGCTTTCTATATCGAAAACGTAAACCTTGTTTTCTAGAGGCGAACCTATACATAATTTACTAGGCGCTTCGGATGCTATGGATATAGATAGTCCAAATCCTTTTACGGGTGAACCATTTGGTCCAATTATAACGTTAGATGTATATGAAGACCAATCTAAAGTCAATCTTTTTAAAATGTAAACATTACTACAACTACTACTATTCCAATTGTGTATATTTGAATGTGCAGTAACAATGAGAGTATCACCTGATAAGTCGGTATCTATACGTGCACCAAAACCACTGTTCAAGTGTGGTCCCTGAATATTTGTTAATAAAGCAATATCCGTAACATTTGAATAATAAACATATACATTTCCATATAATAATGACCCGTTTGACCAACCCGGTGCACCTACATAAGAAAAATCGCCTGTATTATTAACCGCAGAAGACATACCAAAATCATCGCCACTCGGACCAGGTGTAGAAGTTTGGTAGTTGTTAAATTGTTCTACTTGGGCCATCTTAATCTAAAGTTATATTAATTTTTTATCTATAAAACCTGGATAAAAGACTGTCAGTAGTTGGTCCACCATCAGAAAATATTACTACATCGCTATTATTTTCATTTTTTATAGTTTTTAAATTACGAATTTTACTACCATCTCCTAAAAGATAACCCGTTGAGAAAACATTACCATTTACTCTAAAAACATCATAGTTTCCTGTATCGTTTACTATAACATTAGATCCTAAGTGAACTGTGTGGTTGGTTGTTGAATTAGAAATACTAACATTACCACTATTATAGTATATATCTTGATTACCCAACTGTGTCCAAACACTACTTCCAGTACCACCAGAAGCTGCTGCCCACTCTATATCAGAATTATCACTTTTTACGGTTAATACCTGATTTGCACTGCCTTTAGATAATTTCTTGAGGTTATTCGTATTCGTACCGACGAGTAAATCACCTGGATTATATGATGTAAATCCCGTACCGCCATATGCATTGGATAATGTACCACTGTTAATGTTACTCGCATTTAATTGGTTAAGTCCGACTGCGTTATCACTTACAATACTACTCGCGGTTATAGTATTTGAACCTTTAATAGGGCCATAAAACCCTGTTGTAGTTGAAATCGTACTTGCGGTTACTGTATTTGAACCTTTAATAGGGCCATATACACCCGACGTGGTTATAGTATTTGAACCTTTAATAGGGCCATAAAACCCTGTTGTAGTTGAAATCGTACTTGCGGTTACTGTATTTGAACCTTTGATAGGTCCATAAACCCCTATTGTAGTTGAAATCGTGCTCGCGTTTATAGTATTTGAACCATAAATAGCACCATAGGAACCAGCACCGAAATATGGTGGGGAGATCGTATAAGAATTTTGGTTTATAACGTCCTGTAAACCTTGCGAACCAATTATATTTGATAAAGTTCCGCCGTCACCGTAATATTTTATAGCATTCACGTTAGAAACGAATATATCACCACTTGAGTCTCTAGCAACTATATAATCGGTTGTATTTGAAGTAGAAGCTTGAACACTCCATGTTTTCGGGGTAATACCATTATATGCTCCACCAAGTATATACGAACTATTAGAGAGCTGTGCGACTTGGGTCCCTAAATCACTCGAAGATCTCCATTCTGGTAAAGTGGTTGTAGAATTAGAAGTTAAAACATATCCATCCTGACCTAAACCGAGATTTGATAAAGTATTGGTAGCTGATGCTATTAGTATATCACCTTTGGCGTACGTAGTAATATTCGTCCCACCTCTAGTTACAGGTTGAGTTTCACTTTCTAATGCACTTATTCTCGACGCGTTACTCACTAAATTCGATTCTAAGTTACCTATTCGAATAACATTATTTGTAAGGTTATTTGTGACGGATGTAATTCTAGTCGAATTATTGGTTAAATTCGATTCTAAGTT